CAAAGTGACAACTTTGAAAGAAAAGTTACGAAGTAAACTAAATTTCTCTCAAAGTGACAACTTTGAAAGAAAAGTTACGAAGTAAACTAAATTTCTCTCAAAGTGACAACTTTGAAAGAAAAGTTACCAACTAAACTAAATTTCTCACAAAGTCAGAAGTTGGGACGGAAAAGTCCGAAGTAAACTAAATTTCTCACAAAGTCAGAAGTTGGGATGGAAAAGTCCGAAGTAAACTAAATTTCTTACAAAGTGACAACTTTGAAAGAAAAGTTACCAACTAAACTAAATTTCTTACAAAGTCAGAAGTTGGGACGGAAAGTTACCAACTAAACTAAATTTCTCACAAAGTGACAACTTTGAAAGAAAAGTTACAAACTAAACTAAATTTCTCTCAAAGTCAGAAGTTGGGACGGAAAAGTCCGAAGTAAACTAAATTTCTTACAAAGTGACAACTTTGAAAGAAAAGTTACAAACTAAACTAAATTTCTCTCAAAGTCAGAAGTTGGGACAGAAAAGTTACGAAGTAAACTAAATTTCTCACAAAGTCAGAAGTTGGGACGGAAAGTTACCAACTAAACTAAATTTCTTACAAAGTCAGAAGTTGGGATGGAAAAGTCCGAAGTAAACTAAATTTCTTACAAAGTGACAACTTTGAAAGAAAAGTTACCAACTAAACTAAATTTCTTACAAAGTGACAACTTTGAAAGAAAAGTTACAAACTAAACTAAATTTCTCACAAAATGACAACTTTGAAAGAAAAGTTCCGAAGTAAACTAAATTTCTCACAAAGTCAGAAGTTGGTACGTAAAGTTTTGAACTAACGTTCCAAAGTAAACTAAATTTCTCACAAAGTGACAACTTTGAAAGAAAAGTTACGAAGTAAACTAAAATTTTTACAAAGTGACAACTTTGAAAGAAAAGTTACGAAGTAAACAAAAAAGGCATAGATATGTGGGTTTTGGGGGCGGCTTCCTTCTTCTTTTATCCAAGTACTTTGTACTACTTTACAAAAATATGAAAGGAATAAACGTGGAAAATATACTTTGGGTTGAACTGTAATTATCAAAATGGAATCTGTAATTGCCAACTACTTAATGACTCATTTAGCTCCAAAAATAAGTAGCCGTTTCAATATTGACGAGCTCTTGGTTAAAGAGGAGTTTCGCCAATTCTTTGAGCAGTCAATTATAAGAAGATATAAAACGTTGAGTGATGTAAAACGCCTTAAATTGTCACGCCAAGACAAGAAGTCAAACGTGTCCCAGAAAGATAAATTAAGAGTCTTCAATGAAAGATGGACCCTGGGTAAGAAGATTGGCTTTGGAGGATTTGGAACCGTTTACGAAGCGTACGACGTCAATGGCGACACGTACGCCATGAAAATTGTCGATCGTTTACAGAACAATAGTCTGAAAAAAGAGGTAAGCATATATGCTGCCCTGCAAGACGAGTTCTGCCGAGTGCCAAAGCTGATAGACCATGGCAATGAAAAGGATTTGACATTCTTGGTTATACCGCTTTACGAGTACAGCTTGTCAGATCGATTAAAACAGGGCGTCATGTCAATGCCAGAGATTATCTGCGTGATGACGCAAGTAGTAGCCACGCTTCAATTTATTCACACTCTGGGATATGCACATCTTGACATTAAACCTGGCAATATCATGTATAGTCGAGGCAACTGGTATTTAATAGATTATGGGCTTTCAATTTACTTTATCGGCTGTGAAACAACACCTTTTGCTCATTTGACACGTCGCGGCACATTAGAGTACATGGCCACTGACATACATTACGGTATTCCAAGTCGAAAAGCAGACTTGGAATCACTAGCTTATACCATGCTGAAAATGTGCAATTACACCCTTTCTTGGACATCGATAAACTTTAATCAGGCAACAGATGACGACATTCAACAGCTTATCCTGGCCAAGAAGCAAATGTTTGAAAATTGTCATCTTTTAGATATCCCTCTTATGTGTCGAAATTATCTGACCAATCTGTCAAGATTATCTACGGGCCAAACACCCAATTATGAAATGATCTTCATGTAGGATGTCCATGCATACCGTTTTAAAGCCCATAGGGCTTTGAAACATTACTTGATAATTATTTGGAAGTAGACAAACATGTTATAAAAATGTCTTTTAGCGTACATATAAATGAACTTGATCGTACCGACAAGGTACATATTGAGAAGACTCTCGTCATTGACAATAAGAGTGTATTTACTTTACATGATTCATTCGTCAATATACCATTTGGCTTTGCCAATGAAAGATTTAGAAGACTGTTTAACTTTCCTAAACCGTTGTCTCAGGTCTACGAAGCCAAGTGGGACTTTTGCGGACAGCTCCGACCTGAACAGGAAAAGATCAAAGAGGCCAGCCTTAAAAGCCTAGAAGCCACTAATAGTGTTATTATTGGCGCCCAACCGGGTTTTGGTAAAACTATTACGGCTATCAACCTACTCTGTCATTTGAACAAGACGACACTGATATTGGTAAAACAAGTCATGATAATGAATCAATGGCTGGACGCTTTGAAAGAATACGCTCCTAAACTGGTAGTACAGCGAGTTACTGGATCTAGTCCACTAAACTCAAGAGCCGATGTGTATTTAATGAATCCCCTACTCCTGGCGAAAGCCTCTAATACAGTCTCATTGAAACACGTACAACTTTTAATAGTGGACGAGCTGCATCAAGTAGTCAGTAATGTTTTACACAGGAGCTTTTTTCAAGTTCAGCCACATTTCGTTATCGGATTGTCGGCCACACCGAGAAAGCCCGTTCTCGACCCTTACGACATAGCCATTTCGTGGTTCTTCGGTAAAAGTATAGTAGGTGAACAATTGCACCGAAAACATCTTGTTTACACCTATGACACTGGCTGGAGTCCTAGTGATGTAAAGTATACTTTCAAAGGTCTAGACTGGAATCATATCTTGACTGAACAGTCGCAAAGTGTTGAACGTAACACACTTATAATTGATAAGATGCTGTCTTTTCGCGATAAAGAGTTGACATGGCTTATCCTCGTTAAACGCGTCGATCAAGCCGAAAAGTTAAAAGCTCTTCTGGCCGAGCGTCATATTGAATGTGAAACACTGACACGTTCTAAAGTAACATTCAACAAGGATTGCAAAATCCTCATCGGAACGACCAATAAGATTGGAGTGGGATTTGATCATTCGCCCATCAATGCTCTCTGCGTAGCCGCCGACGTGGTTGAATACTTTGAACAGTTTCTCGGACGATGCATGCGTCGCGTTGAAACTGTTCCCATTGTTCTCGATTTTCGAGATCAGTTTAAAACGCTGCAAAAGCACTTTACGTCTCGCGTCACCGTTTACCAGAAGCACGGAGGCATAGTTACCTCGGCCTCAATGTGAAAATAAGAGACTATTCCTAATTGCCAGACTATTCTTCTTTCATAAAGCCTGGGCTTTATGAAACACTAGACTTCGTAGAGTAAATCCTGGTAGGGAGCTGATGGTCTAACGGCCATAGCCTGTCCCGTGTAGACGCCGGCTAGCAGATTAATCACTTCAGTGTTTTCATTTTTAATAGCCAGATCAAAGAAGCCTAACCCGTTGAAAGTTTTAAACCAGCTCACTTTCGCCGTATGGTTTAACAGGAAGGCGACGACATCGGGTGAGTTGATGTGATGATATAATAGTGATGTACAATCATGTTTTTTAACTAGGCTAATGGCATTCACATCGCCCCGTTTAATCATGGACAGTAAGTCATTAGGCGAGGTGTCGTCTCTTTGAATCGGAATCTGGCTGACGAGTGGCCGTCGACACAAAGGACAGGAAGGCTCTTTTTCGTAATTGGACCAGGCGGTAATACACTTTATATGTAGCACGTGCCCGCATGGCATTATTTTGCGTTTTCGCCCAACAGGCTCTAAACATATACAACATTCTAGGCCCGAACGCAAAAGACCACGTATGGATTTCAGGTTCATTTTAAGATTCAATTATATTTTAAACAGCTTGAGTGCAAGTTGGTGTTGAAATCATTTTGATTCCGACGCCAGGCCTGTTTTGACATTAAATCTTCTCGATGAAATTGACTGTCTCGTATCCAGCTGAGGCATGAACAGGAGTCTAGTGACACTCGACAATAGTGGGGCTTGTAAGAGTCCATTGGGTCAATAAAGTCTTCTCGTACGTAGACATTAGGAGTTGTGTACAGTTGCGGGATGAAAGGTGTGGCTAACTCTGAATCGTAATAATAAGAAATATCACCTTGCACAATATCACCGTAATTGTCGTACGTGCCGGAAACGGGAAGCCGATCTGTTTCGGACACTGGCACCTTTCCATTACGAGGCACATTATCAAGAGCTAGCCGGTCACCATTGTGAGACGAACTGATTAATCTCGGATCTTCACTGGTGTAAACGCGTCCGTTACAGTCACATTGTCGACACTCTAGTTCTGTAAATGTTTTGTCATATCCTACCAGACTGTTTAACCAAATGTAGGTATTCTTAGTTGGGCCTTTCTCGGATTTGGAACATGTTTTACATATTGACTCCATTTTTACTTTAACGGATTCATTTCTGTAAGTATTCATTTCAAGTCTATAAAAATCTTTCATACTCAAAATGGACGACATAATGGTTTTAATGAGCAAGATGGTAATCGACCTTCAAAGCTTTGATGAAACACAGATCGGTTTATTCGATACAGTTGAACAGGAAGACCTTCTCAAGGTGTGGCAAGAGACCAGAGACGTAAATAAGTTTATTAGAATCCTATCTCCGGCTCAAAAGTACAAGATGGCCGTGTGGGCCACTAGTAGGACGAGTTTGAACGTGGCCGAACTGACCAAGACTTTGGAAAAGTTTGTCAAGTTTCTAAAGAGTTCCAGTTACGCCAAGCATCAGTTGTATCCGAAACGGAAAAGCCACTAGCACAAGATTGTTTAGCACAAGATCTCTCCGATAAGGTGAACTAGGCCGTTACAGCAATTAATATCCCCTTGTAATAGTGGCCGTCCTTCGATGAAAATGGCATTATTACATGTTTCGACGACAATCGGTTCAGTTCCCGTGCTGTAAAGTTTAATCATGGGAGAGGAGGATAGCATGCGAGTAGTAACTTGTCCGGATACGGTCCATTTCTTGCATGTCTGGTAACAGGTATTGCCGTCCAATGGCCCCTGGGGCTCGACTACGGGCAAGAACAAGGTGCATTTACCTTCACTAGAATTGTAAAAAGGTGACAGGTTGGCCGTGCGTATCATGTTGAAAAAGGCCGGATTAACTTGAGAGACAAGATCGAGTACGGTGCCCGGTGTTGTCGTTTCAATTGGAACAAGTACATTGTCCGGTTCGTACATTAGCGTCGCTTGAGAATAGGGCCCATTGTACGTCATTTTTTATAAGAACGAGAATATGTTTTCTCTTTCTTATAAAAAACTCATGGATGTGAATGTTATCAAACTAATAAGGAAAAAGGTCAAAAATAAGGGTAAGGCCAGAGTTAAGGGGGAAGAAGGCGCCGTGGGCTTGCCAGCTGCCGCCTTCCAACCTAAACCATTAAAGCTCGTGGACAGACGTGACCCGTTGGATGCTTTTGCCGATATGTCGATTGAAGAAATATACGATGAAATGGATTCCTATTTGCAAAGTACTGTAAACATTGATCCTAGGGTGGTTCGTATATTTAACATTTTGAGAGCAGGAATGCCATGGGATCTCGTTCAACCCTTCTTCCGAGAATACCGAGAAACTGGCACTAACATTCTCACTTCATTTGAAGAGTTTTGGGCCAGACAGGACACGAAAGATCGTGTCCTTGAGATGCAGAAAGAGATGCAGCGTCGTAAGGCTACTCCGATTGTATTTGTCAGGCCTTTGCGCATTATGGCTTCCCAGCCTCGTCAACTTATACGACTGGACCCGATCCCTGTTAATCAAAGAATAGCACCCATGTTTGGCGAGGGCGACTTGTTGTCCAAATGTGAGAGTGAATACAGGAGAGCCCCGTGGATGTATCAATTCACGGCCGCCATGAATCAGCCAGGCGTACGTGGCATGGTGCTGAGAACGCGACGTCCCGGTTACAGTGCATTGCCCGTAACGTTTAATGGGGTAGAATGGTACAACCCAAGTCAAAAGTGGTACAAGGACGCGTGCGAGGGCCGACGCGGCTTTATACCCAATGAGGTGGCGTACGTGACGGTTGACAAGAAGTTAATTGTTGAAACTATGGCCATGTACAATGCTTCAAAGACTGGATGGCAAAGCATTATCGATACAGAATTTGCCCCGGTCGATCGGGACAGTTTCGACGCAGCTAAAGCCATGTTGGAAACCAGCATTCTGCCCAAGGATGACATTAATGCTGTCCTGGCCTCTCTTTCTAACAATGGCAACACTAATATAGAACTGGCTAGGAATCTGTCATGGGTTCTCGTCTTTCTTTCAAAACTGATCAAGGAACCTCAAGTACATCATTACCGCGTAATCAATAAATTGTACCAGGCGGACGACATTGTTCGTCTTGATCGCTACACTCTTTTACCCGAAGTGTACAAGAATCCAAATATTGATCACGAACAGACCGAGTACATTATTAAGAATAAGAGACGTGTCGTTGAGAATCGCTTCTATAATCGCTATAATGCACTGAAAAACCCTGGAATGAGAATTAGAACTCTGCCGGAAAAGATGAATGTTTTTGCCTATACGTCCACCAACTCCAACAAGCTGTGTCCGACCGACACACAGGACGTGGCTTATTACAATGAGGGTGGACGTATGTACTGTTTTGATCGTTTGGACGTTTACAACCAGACCAGGAATCCACAAAGCGGCCAGTACTTTGATCAGGAGTTTAAAGATGAAATGAAACTGATGAAAGCTCCCTTGGTTGAAGCCTTTTGTAACCAGTGCTCAAAAGAGATACCGACCGTACAATATCGCAGTGTTCTTACCAGGGGAGATAAAAGTGCGGAAATTGTACACTTTTGCGACAAAGATTGTTTTGATAAATTCAACTTTGAAAGTAAATAACCTAAAGAAGTAAAAAGTCAAGGAAAAGGTGCTATTATGAATTCTGCAACCATAGTCTTGATACGGTTTAATAGGGAAGAGGCCGAAAAAGTGCTATCCAATGCCAACGTGTCCAAACTCGTCATCTTTCACGACGACAGTAATGAAGAGGCAGGCTCAACCAGCGTGTCGGTACGTCAACAGTTTGAAGCCCTATTCGCCAAGTATAGGAATAGAGTTACCCTGTACGAGGGCGACATTAAACTGAATCTGGAGGCTTTCTGTAAATTAAGAACCATTGGTAACAAACTACCTTTTGACCAAATAATAGACGTGGATGGCATTATTCTCACACCCTAGTCTTTATAACACCCTGGTGGGTTCACTAATTTAAAAATGCTAACGTGTTTTTAAATTGCCAACTATAAGGTAAAATTGATAAATTGTCCTGCTGGTAATGGAAATGGATAAAATGGATTTTATTAATAAACTGGCAGCTGACGAGGTGTCAAGCGAGGAGTTTGACGCCTATCTTTCAAGTCTATCGAGGGATAGTTTTAATCTGAACTTTGTCCAGGAAGTGATAACCGGTCTCAAATCAAAATTGAAAATGGACGATATTGAAGGCTATTTTACCGTTCTCGCCCGACATCTCAACAAGTGCAAAGACCAAGTCATTCTAAAAACGTCACACATCTTGAAAACATCGCACGTATTCTGTGAAGACTGTGAACTATACACTCCTTCTCATCCGTCCACCTGGGTTCGAAACAATCCGGAATTGTTCGAAACCGAAATATACTTTTATCATGTTCTTTTGAAGACTATCAAGACGGTTTCCGACGTTGGCGCGTATCCCATGGACATATTCTACGCGCCCGAAGAGGATATCGCCATTCCCAGCCAGACTAGACGGGAACGCCTTAAGTTACTCAACACCATGGCCACTAACTATGTTTATATTCTAAACGTCCTATCGTAGGACATTAACGTGCAACTATCACTATATCTAAAAAAATTTGACATTAGTAGGAAAATACTTATGGACTAGAAAAGTAACAGAGAAAATGAACTCTTTTTCACCTAAATCTCCAGTAACAAACTACACGGCTGGCAAGGCCGATCTTGACGAGGACAACAATGTGTATTTGATATGCGATGAACCGAAAGACGGACTACATATTAATCATCCAACCAATATTCAAAGCTTCGTGTACTACGCAACCAAAGAAGAACCTTTAGAGAAAATTCTCTACTTTCAAGGCTATCCCTACTCGACCGATATTGACGTTGAACAATTGACGCAGCCGGATTTCCATGCTTTTTCTATTGAACAGTACCGCTTCTTCCATTCACACGAAGGGACAATAATTCGTGTTTTCAACATTAATGGAAAATGGTACACTTCCACCAATAGGAAACTGGACGCTATGAGAAGTAAATGGGCTAGCAAGCACGACACTTTTGGTTTTCGCTTTGCCGAAGCTGTCGCCGAAATCACCGATGAAGTCTTTGAAGACATCTCTGAAAATGAAGAACTTCCTTTCAAAGCCCGAATGGAAAAGAAGTCGGCTTATTATACATCATTTCTAACTCGCGTGTACACCAACAACTTAAATCCTGACAACAAGTACATGTTTGTTTTGAAACCATCAGAGGAAGAACGTATTGTATGTCGCCCGGAACCTCGTGCTTCAATCTATCACGTTGGCACCTTTGACAAGGACAACAAACTGACACTCGACGATACGATTCTCTTCAATTCCAATCCAGTTCCTAAGACGAAGGAATTCACCTTTACATCATTTCAGGACATTGTCGACGCCGTCTACCAAATAAATATTAAAAATCATCAAGGATTAATAGCCATTCGTAGCGATGGTTCTGGATCGCATTTTAAAATCATGCATCCTCAGTACAAGAGCCGCTTTATCGCACGCGGCAATGTTCAAAGTCTTCGTTTTCGTTACATTATGCTTAGACGCTACGGCTGCTTGCAATCCAACGTAACGAAGGACATGCTTGACCTTTTTCTGGACATGTACAATTACCACGATCAAGCGGCAGAACTGGAACGGGAAATTTACCAACTGTGTCAAGACCTTCATGAAAAGTATATCAGCATTTACGTCCATAAAATTAAAATAGCACTATCCGATAATGAAAGAAGGGCTTTACAGAATATAATTCACTCCTCCTACTTGGAAACGCGACAAAAGACTACCGTGACTCTTACTAATGACTTGTTGACAAAGAGCAAGCCTTGCACGCTTAATCATCTATTGAACGACAGAAAGAATTCTTATTAAAACTACTTGGCCCTTTTCAATATGTTTTTAAAGGGGAAACCCTTTCAAAACGCCTTTTAGTCTCTCAAGGAAAGGCCGACATTTGAACATCGCCGAGGGCCGCGGAAGCCGCACCGTATACTTGATGCGACATGTTAGTACGAGCCATATCCACGCCGCCAATGGCCGTTTCTGCACCACCTGACGTGTTATAAATCAGATTGGCCAAAGCGTTACTGGTTTCATTATTTATTCCTCCCATGACATTCATGGCTCCGGCTTGCAACACCACATTAGGTCCTTCATAGGCGCCACTGGGGATGAACCAGTTACCGCTAATGGGTGCTATGGGCAAGTCTCCTCGAATAGGATCACCCTGGCCCCTTAGTCGACTATTTCTATTGGCGTAAATGTAACGATCGTAAATTATAGGCTGTTTCATCTGTCCGTCCTGGTCCATGAAGGAGGCAGTGTCTAGCTCGGCCACGGTTGACGTGGGCCAGCCATTAACGGCACCGGCGTCGACCACGTCGCCTAAGACCTGGGCATAGTTTCCATTGGCGTATGATCCCGAGTACGGATTATGAGGGTCGAGAGGAATGGCCGGTCCACCGATAGTTTTCGTCAGTTGACAACCACTCGTGACTATTGGCCGCTGCGTGTAGCCCGGATTGGAAACGTCCACCATAGCACTCTGGTACGGAATAACACCAGGAGCCCCGTACGCCGTGTTAACTCCGCAAGATTTACCTTCATTATAGTTTTCTCTTATCGAGTAATTTTGAGGATCGGGTGGCATTACGCCTTCCGCCAGAGGATCGTACGGGACACCCATGCGAGTATAATTGGGAAACTCTGTTCTCAAGTTGGGACCATAGTCCACATTGGAAAAGCGAGGGCTGAGAATGGACTGAAAATTAGGGACGGAGAAAAAGTCCTGCGTCGACGGATCTTGAAAGACTTTCTCAACCTTCCACTGGCGCGAAGGTGTCATCCAAAAACCCTCCTTGGTGTTGCGACTGACGTAAACTAAAAGTCCGGCAAGAGCAATCAGAATACTTGTTAGCACTGTTTGATTCATTTTTATACATGACGGAATTATTTATTGAAAAGTTCTAATACAGATTAGATACTACTTGCCTGGTATCTTATTTGAATTGGACAAGTGTACTCTTTTTCATAAGTAAATCAAAAACATGCCTACTAATCAGAGAGCAAAAGGTACTTTCAAGTTGGAAAACACGAATCCCCGTTACAAGAACTTTGTCCACTCCATCTTTACCGCAGGAGATGTTAATCAATTCAACAGTTCTCGTATTAGACGCTCGCTAACGGCTAAACCCGTGCCCGACTTTACTTCCAATCTGTTTCAGCCCTATAAAGTGGTCCAGGTGGCTAATAAATTTAAAAACTTGGACGCCAAAGCCGTAGGCAATACGTTTCGCTACCTTTTTTACAAATTTAAAAAGGGAATATTTGTGCGTATTGCCAATTCGCAGCTGGAATCATTTATTCCCTTTTCTAATGCTCATTTTAAGAACGAGTTTGCCGATCGCATTGCTGTCGATCCAAAGTGGAAAGGCAATGTACAGGCTTTCCTGGACAGCCTGTCACAGAGGCTTGGTTACGCCAGAACCGGACCACACATCCCCATTAACGAATGGATTGCCAATAACGGGCTATTACGTTTTGAATTTCAAAAGTTTGAAAGTGACAATAATGTCGATGTACTTTACGACATGTTCCTCACTCTGGTGAAAGAGAGAGAGTTGCCCGATGTTGAATTCTTCCTTAATCGGAGAGACTTTCCTCAGATGAAGATTAACGCCACCGAACCTTACAACCACATCTACGATTCGGAAAATTATCCTCTGATTTCTTATAATTATAAGAAATACGCTCCCATTTTGTCGGGTTCGGTGGCCAAACAGTATGCGGATATAGCTTTCCCCACCTATGAAGACTGGACGCGTGTCCGTTACAGTCCCTATCCAAAAATTAAACAGGTGGCGTGGCGCAGTAAAGTGAATCGTGTCGTTTTCCGGGGCGCCAGTACGGGCATAGGCTACACCCCGGAAACTAATCAGCGTTTAAAAGCCTTGCAATTGTCACTGTTTGGCAGTCCATTCCTGCGAAACCTACTGGACATTGGCATAACCAACTGGAATTTACGTCCTCGTAAATATGAAAATGTTCCCTACCTGCAAAGTATTGACCCTCCATTTCCCAACAGTCCAAAAATGTATCCGATAACGCCAAAGATGAACTTGCAAGAACAATCACATTTCAAATTCATTCTCACCTTGGAAGGACATGTGGCGGCTTACCGTCTCTCATATGAAATGTCCTCTGGATCGGTGATTCTATTAGCCGAATCTAATTGGAAAATGTGGTTTTATCATTTTATCAAACCTTACGTTCACTATGTTCCCGTGGCTAGAGATTTGAGCGATTTAGAAGAGGTGATCAAGTGGTGTTTAGCCCATGATGAGGATTGTCGTCTTATTGCTGAAAACGCCCTCGCCTTTTATCAGACCTATTTGGGCGAGAAAGGCATCTTGGACTTTTTACAGAAGGAGTTGTGGGAAGTCTCTCTAGCGGTGGGAGCCTATTCATACTTTCCCGACTTGATAGTATGGACGGCGGAAGAGGAGCGGCGTCTGTTGAACATTGAGCACTCGGACGTGTCTTACCGTTTTAATTTACCGGCCGGTCCTCGTTGTATCGGCCGTTTAGACGGTATAGCCACCGTTTTCCGCGCCAAGACGATGAAGGAGTTGACGTACGAAGCCAGTCTGTTTCGGAACACGAACGGGGACATTAATCTGTATCAAATGAATAACTGTCTCCTGGTTGGCAAGTTTGCCAATAACGAGGCGAAAAAGTTGGAACATGTCCATGAAAGTTATATCGGCGTCAAGGCAATTAATTTCATAGTAGGCAAGATTCCCAATTTCATGTACGTTTACGGTCCGATAAAGGATGAAAAGGACACGGTCTTTGTTGAATACATTAACGGACCTTCCATGATGAACTGGCTCAAATCCGGTGATTACTCGGTCAAGACACTGCTTGACATTTTACTACAGGTAAATATGGCTTTGGCCATGGCGCAAAACTATACCGGCTTCATTCATTACGATCTGTATCCCTGGAATATCATCATTCAAACCCTGCCGGAAAAGATTAAAGTTAACTATTTCATCGACATTGACACGGTGTTATCATTTGAAACAGACACCGTGCCCGTCCTCATCGATTACGGCAAATCGCGCTGTCTAGTCTTTGAAAAAGAGTACGGACTGGTAGATCACGGATTTGCCAATCTGTATCGGGTAAATCCTATTATTGACACGTTAACCCTTCTCTACGGGACTGTAAATGTACTTCGTGATGCCAACAAGATTGCTCCCAGTGAAGCCCTGGTTTTTGACGTCCTATTAGACTTTGCCCGCATTGTCGGCATTAAAGACTTTGATAATGTGAAATTTTACGGACGGTATGGAGCACTATTCGACTATGAGCGCTGGCAAAAAGGTAACGGGCCGAAACAGTTTATCGACCATTTAGTCGTTAATTTTCCCATGCAGTTTTCAAACAGTCTTTTACGTTTGACACCGGACAATTTGGAAGCGGGCAAGTTTTACTATTTGACCGAACGCGGCAATCCAATCTACACGGCAGCTTGCATGCTGTACGGGGACGAGCAGAAGGCCTTTCTAGAATTAATAAACCATATTGACCAGAACCGGTATCCACTGAGTTCCGACGATCTCTTTCAAAAGGTCATCAATAACATTGTCTACCGAAGACTGGCCTTCATGTATGAAGAGGTTGAAAGTCGAGGTTCGGCCACGGTTCGAAGTAAATGGGATCGTGTTGTTAAAATCTTCAATTACCAGCCGCCCATTACTTCCTACGAACCGTTGGTTGAATATCCCAAGCCTCGTTTTCTGCCACTGAATGAAGATGTTACACCGCAGGATGTGGCCAAGTCGGTTTTGCCATACATGCCGGACGAGATGAACTGGGCCAAGATACATCTATTATGGATTGAATCGTACCTGTTTGGCATTACGCGGAACGTGGGCGATTTTGGCCGTTTCATCAGTATGAGGGGTTTTGATTTTCAGAATGCACTCGCTTCAGAAGGGACTCGACGCAAATTGGCCACTTTAAACTTTTAATATTCAAGGGCTTTTATCAATTGAAAAGTTGATAAAAACACAGGCTTCATTAATGTCTAATAGGGCAAATAATGAACATAATAAGTCAAGTCTCATCGGTTCAATTCGGCATCTTGTCCGATCAGGACGTATTGAACATGTCTGTCTGTAAGATTTATAAACCTGTATTAACAGTGGAGGAGGGAAGCGTATACGATCCACGTCTTGGCTGTGTCCAGAATGACGCCTTGTGTGAAACATGCCATGAGAACATGTGGAAATGTACGGGCCACTTTGGTCACATTGCCCTAAACACACCGATAATACTCTTTTACAAACAGGCCGTGACCATGCTGAAGATCTTCTGTTTTGAATGCAAACATCTCCTATGCACCAGGGAAGCACTGCAAACTCTGGGCATTCGAAGTTATGAAAAGATTATTGAACACATTAGTAGCAAGATCAGTTTCTGTAGTGCATGCAATACACCACATCCGGAAATTAAGTTCGACACGACGGAAAACCGAATTAATGCTCAATTCAAACACAAGAATGAAAAAGCCAGTCGGATACTGAATCCGGTGATGATTAAGCAGATCTTTGATAATGTTCCCGATTCGGAAGTGGCTATCCTGGGCATTGACACGAGCATGTTTCATCCGCGCAACCTGGTTCTCACCAAGTTTCCTGTAATCCCGACTTGCTGCCGTCCTCGCATGATGTCCCCCGACAACATTAGCGACGACGACCTAACGATCAGTCTCATTGACATTATCAAGAATAATCAGCTACTGGAGAAGGAGTGTACGCATGAACGTCTAGAGAAGATTGTCGCCGACATCAAGTTTCGAACCTTGACATATTGCGACAATTCACGGGGAAAAGCCATTCACAATACTAATCACAAACCCTTGACAGGAATTAAGGAGCGTATAACGAAGAAGACGGGACATGTGCGACAGAACTTGATGGGAAAAAGGTGCGACAAGACGGCTCGCACCGTGGTCGGCCCTGATCCCACCCTACGGTTGAACGAGGTCGCCGTCCCGCAAGAGATAGCCAACACGCTGACTATACCCGAGTACGTGACACCTTTGAGCATTGAAAGACTGACTCGTGTGGTAAATTCGGGACGAGCCTCTATTATTATCAAGAAGAATGGATCTCGTATCTCGGTGCCGACCGCTCTGTACCGGCGTGGTACACATCTGAATCATGGCGATGTGGTTCAACGCGATGGAGTCTCGCACACGATCACCAATTGTAAATTTACTTTACGAGAAGGAGACGCTATTTACCGGCCTGTTTCGGCCGATGTCATGCAACCGATTGATTTAATCTTGCCGGAAAGACGCTCCATCAAGCTGGAAATTGGCGACAAGGTGGAACGCTATCTGAAAGATGGTGATTATATTTTACTCAATCGACAGCCGACTCTGCATCGCAATTCCATGCAGGGCATGAAAGTCGTAATAAAACCGGGCAAGACCCTGCGCCTCAACTTGTCCATCGTGTCCGGTTTCAACATGGACTATGACGGCGATGAAGGCAATGTTTTCGTCGAGGAGACCATTGAAGCCTTGGCCGAACTGGAACACCTGTCCAATGCTAAATGCAACATATTATCGGCCCAGACTAATAAGGCCGAGATGGTCATCGTGTACGACTCTCTCCTAGGTGCTTTCAACATGACTAAACAGGTAATACCCATGACTAGAGCTGATTTCATGTACTGTTACATGAAAATTGACTGTCAACACCTGGGCTATGACTATGCCACCCGTTTGGAGGATATTAGAAGGATCTCGGGTGCGACATTGCCTTATACAGCGCATATGCTTTTCGGTTTCATCTTCCCTCACGACTTTCACATCAAGTACAGTGACGATTCCAATTTGGAAATTAAGAATGGAGTGGTCATTGGCGGCTACTTTGACAAGAATAGTTTGAAGAGTTCAAGCCGCAGTCTCATTCGCCTACTCTGCATGGAGTACGGCAATGAGATGGCGTCTCTCTTCATTGATAATATTCAGTTCCTAACTAATGGCTGGCTGGAAATGAATCCTTTCAGTGTCGGCATCCAAGACTGTTTAATTGACAATGAAGAGAAGCGCGCTCGAATTAAAGATAATGTAGAAAAGTTCTTTCTCGAGGCGAACAAGGTGAGTCGATCGACGGATCATGCCACTATTCGAGAGTCACGCATTAACTGCTCTCTAAATAAAGCCAAGGATATTGGCATGAAAATTGCCAAAGAGGCGCTTAAACCCGATAACAACTTTGTCAACACTGTCATGTCGGGAAGTAAAGGAGACTATTTTAACATTGCCCAGATTACTGGTCTCCTGGGTCAGCAGAATCTTAATTCGTGTCGTCCAAAACCCATGCTTGACAATCGTAAACGCACCCTAATCCATTACCCACGTGTCATCGTTAACGACCTGGCTCGAAAGTATAGAAGTCGTGGCTTTATCGCCTCCTCCTTCATTGAGGGAATGAAACCGGACGAGATGTTCTTTCACGCCATGACGGGACGCGAAGGCATGATTAAGACAGCCATGGGAACGGCCATATCTGGCTACATTCAGCGCTCCATCGTCAAACTCAATGAGGACTTGAAAGTAGAATATGACGGCACGGTACGCGATGCCAAGAAGAACATTTACCAATTCGCCTTCGGTAACCACGGCTTTGACCCTTCACAAGTCAATATTGGATCTGATCATGTTACTCCCGTCGACATTCCCCGTCTGGCTGCCCGTTTAAACACGGACGCTACGGATATTCATCCTTTGACCGAACAACAGATTGAAAGTATTGTCAGTGCTTGTAATTGGACTTTGAATATCCCGCTTGACATTGCCGAGCAGATGCGATCCAGACAGGAGGCATACCTACGCGGTCAATTGAATAGTATTAAGCTGGAAAGGGAAAGCTTCTCCGCCTTCCACGACTATATTGTGCAAAAGTACCATGTGTCTCGTGCCACGCCAGGTGACTGTGTCGGCATCATTGGCGCGCAAAGCATTGGCGAACGCCAAACACAAACCATGCTCAACACCTTTCATACGGCTGGCAAGCTACAACAGTCGGGTGTCGGGCGCTTGGAAGAGATCTTAAACACCATGAAGAAAATTAAAATTAAAACATGTACTCTATACTTTAAAAAGCGCTATCCGACAGCTAGTGCCTTGCGAAAAGCCATCGGCTCATCCTTGGTCGGTCTGTACTTTTCCGATCTCTATCAGGCTCGCACCGGCAATCCTGAAATCATAATTGGACCTGACAGTGTTTACATTAACATTGACTTTAATGGACGTCTCCTGTTCAATCACCGAATCAACCCTTTCCAGATAGCCACGGTGCTCAATAAGGAGTTGGATGAAGCCATCTCCGATTTTAAAATCAACATTAAACCCATGGGTGTCACGGTCACCTTCTTCAATCCCAGTATGAAAGTGCAAGAGTACCTGACCCTGTTGAATAGAATCTTTATATGCGGCATTAAAGGTATTACAGCTGCTCATTTGGACTATGAAGCCGGTGAATGGTTTATTGTCACCGAAGGATCAAATCTGAAAAAGTTACTAGCCCATGAAATCATTGACAATAAACGCCTGTACAGTAGTGATTTTTGGGAAGTGTACGAATGTTTAGGCATAGCCGCCACTAGACACATGTTGCGTCAAGATTTTCACAAAGTCGTCTGTGGCGTAAACTCTCTTCACATTGAACTATTGGTGGATAAAATGACGTTCAAAGGCCGACCGCACTCTATTACTCGTTACACCATGCGTAATAATGATGTTGGTCCCCTGAGCAAGGCCACTTTTGAAGAAAGTACGGACATTATTTTAACAGCCGCCATGAAGACCGAGGTGGAAAATAATGCCGGTGTTAGCGCATCCATCATATCGGGAAACCAGCCTAAAGTGGGCACTGGTTTCATGGGAATGCTAATCGACTTTCAGGCTTTAATGCGCCAAAACACTGTTTAACCCTTTTAGTTCCATTCATATTCTCACGAGAATATGAATGACACTAATTATTTGTCAGCGGTAAATCTTTTTTGCATCGTTTCAAAATGGCATGTTTAAAAATACCAAAAGACGCTTGGGATTGGCAATCCGGTAGTAGCAGGAAAGCCGTTGTCGGCGACTTATCCCTGAACATGAACTACTTTTCCTGTGGTGTTTACTATTTTGATGGAGAATTTCAAGTGGTAAAATTCCCAAAAGGGATGCAGCTCTATCACGGATCAGGGCCCTTAGCCAATGCTAATGTCGAATTTCCCGCCGGACCGGATTTTTACAAACCGTACGACATTAAATCATCAAAACGAGGCATTGACACGAATCGGCTGACACAGGCCTTGAAACAGGAGCCCGGAACCACGGTTGAATACCAATTGAGCAAAATCATTAAAGTAAATGCCGCCTGGTTTGCCAACCCGACCACGGCCAAAACATACTCACAACTGGGCAAGAGTAAAGAGTTGTCGGCCATATGTGACGATGGCTGCATCAATGTTTACGAATTGACCGAAGACGCCGTCTTTATCGTACTCGATAACAATTTCAATATTTATAAACTGCTTTCCAGTCAAAACACACCTAAAGAGGCTAAAAAGCTCTTGATGACCATGTTCTCTCAAAAAGAAGTCAGCGCCACTCTTGATAAACAAAAGTATGGAGAAGTGAATCTTAAGAATAAGAGGCGCCAATCCTTCTTCGAAGTAGACATTCCTTTTAGCACTTGGCTATGCTCCTTTCTTACAAAAGACTATGCCGGATACGCGGCTAATGCTCAAGTGAAAGGCGAACAGGCCTATTTTCATTTAGAATTCATGTTTTGTAATCCTTTCCGCTGGCTGAAGCGCAATTTAGCCAATCGTCTCGATTGGCAAAGAACAACATACGATTCCGCCCCTAAAGTCATTCAACAATTCATTACACAGCTTTCCTATTACAAAACGACAAATCTAGATTTTCATGCGGGCAATCTGTTGGAGCATTCAATCTGGTCTCTCCTGTTTGCCGAGCAGATTTTGGCCTCGGCCCTGTTCTATGTGGACGAGGCTTTGAAACGACGCATCGCCGCCACGGCTTTCATTCACGACATTGGCAAAATGGTCCCGTCGGAAATGATTCGTCGTAAAGAGGATTACATTTACTACGCCGTGCCAACTCATCCGGACATTGGACGAAAATATATTCTCGGTGAATTGCCAATGCCATTGGTCGACCAGGAGATGAATGTGGTGGGCGAGTTTCCCATACGTGCCCTCTTACAGGCTCTAGGTTTTACCGATGAAGACATTCCCTTTGTCGCCAGGCTGGTCGAGTTTCATTGGGAGTTTGGATACTTTTTGCAACGTTGGCAAGGTGTAACGGACATGGCCACCGTTGATCAGTTCATCGACCGGGTTGGACGTAACGAGACGATAAACTTCTTCTACTCCCTGGTTATCATATCCATGGCCGATATTCTAGCCGTTCAGCCGTACGGTGTCAACAACCTGACTAGTGAACTAAATCATCATTCCAAGTACTTTCCTTACATCCGAAACGTTCCCAAAAAGTATCGCGGTGGTAATTTAGCCGATTTGACAGCCAATACGAGACTGGATTTTGCTTATCAAATTCTATGGCGTGTTTTACTCCTTCAAGCCACGCCTCAACAGTCCATGGAAAGACGACCATAGCGCTTGTTTGGACGTCTTTTCCCAAGACGTCCATCCCTGTTTGAAAAGCCGGCTCGCCAGAAAGCATTCCTCAATTGCCTGCCCAGACATTGAACTATTTGATTTTGTATTTGTAGAAGGGCGAGTCAATAAAGTAAAATGAATAAAACTGATGAAATGTTTGCCTATTCTTGGTATTTCGATGCCGAAGAGATCCGTATTTACGGATTGAACTTTAAGAACAGAAACATATGTCTTCGCATCAAGAACTTTACACCGTACGTTTACCTTCAATTGCCTGACGCGTCTGGACCGACGGTAACTCGTGTTCGTCACCTGGCCGCCAAGTATACAATCTACACCGAGGTGATGAACAAGTATCATCTTTATAATTTCATGAACCAGGGTCGTGACTTGTCACCTTTCCTCTTCTGTCAGTGCCAGACGCGACAGAGCATTTACGACCTGGCCTGGGAAATGAAACGACACGGCATTAAAGTTCATGAAATCGAAGCCAGTCCCGTTCTGCAAATGGCATCCCTGCGCCAGCTGCCCATGGCTGGCTGGATATCTTACACGCCCGAACCGGCTCTGAGTGATGAAGAGCTAATCACTTCCTGCGATGAAGAGTATCTGGTCAAGTGGAAAAGTCTCGATCCGTCTCGACAAGAGAGCTTCCAGCCCAGTCCTAAACCGAAATGCATGGCTTTTGACATTGAAGTCAATTCAGAATTTACTAATAAGATGCCGTCTGACCGACCAGACGACGCCATCTTTCAGATATCGGCCGTTATTGAAGACGAACAAGGTGAACGTTCTTTCCTCTTGAGTTTAAACGACAAGGACAACCGGGTCAGCACGTCGCCCCTACTCCAGGACGTCACCGTCAGAACGTACCCGGATGAGAAGAGTCTCCTTTATGGCTTTATGGAATTGATTGACACGGAGCGGCCCAATGTGCTGACCGGCTTCAACATTTTCGGCTTCGATATTGAATATATCCTCAAAAGGTGTATTCGCTTCTTTCTAACCGATGAAATCCGCTTCATCGGATTTAATAAGGCCAGTCCGGCCCAGATTGAAACGATTAAATGGTCGTCCAGTGCTTTCAGAAACCAGGAGTTTAAGTTTGTCAACTGGGAAGGCATCCTCCTTCTCGACTTGCTGCCACTGGTGCGCCGAGATTACAAATTAGACACGTACACTTTAAAAAATGTCAGTGCCACCTTTCTTAACAATACTAATAAAGATCCGGTAACGTATAAGGATATCTTTACCGCTTACCAGACGAGAAGCAATTTAGACGTGGTCGGCAAATATTGCGTGCAGGATAGCAAACTGTGTATTGAATTGGTAAAGTACTTTGATTCGTGGATTGCCCTGTCCGAAATGGCCAAAGTGTGCCATGTCAGCATGTTTGTCTTGTACACGCAAGGACAGCAGATTAAAATCTACTCTCAAATCTATAAATTCTGTCTTCGACAGAATATTGTTGTCAATTCCGACGTTTACCGCGCCAAAAGCCATGAACGCTATATTGGCGCCTATGTTTTCGATCCCGTACCGGGTTTTTACCGACGCGTCGTCCCATTAGACTTTGCCTCTCTGTATCCCAGTATCATTATCGCCAAGAACATCTGTTACAGCACGATAGCCTCGGACGATTATCCTGATGATATGTGTCACGTCTTTGAATGGGAAGACCATGTCGGCTGTCCGCACGATCCTAAAGTTATTGAAATTGAAAAGATAAACAAGCAGATTGAAAAGATTGACGCGGGTATTGCCCGGCTCGTCGTGTTGAGAAACACGGCCGGACAGAGAGTCAAGGGCGACGTCAAAGGTGAAAAGGAAAGAATTCAACTACTAATTAATGCTGAAAGGGAAAAACAGAGGCCCTTGAGGAAAGTACGCTGCGATCTGAAAAAGTCCAAACCCTTGGATCGCGAGGATGAAGACGGTAATATCGTCTCGGGCCTGGTGTGCGCTTCTCGCCGTTACCGCTTCATCAAAGCTGAATTTAAGAAAGGCGTCGTACCAACCATTATTCAAAACCTGTTAGACTCTCGGGCCTCGGTAAAACGTCTGATGAAGACGGCTGGCGAAGCGGAATTGGTCGTTTTTGACAAGCAACAACTAGCCTATAAAGTGTCGGCCAACAGTATGTACGGTGCTATGGGAGTGCGAGTTGGCAAATTGCCTTTCATGCCAGGCGCCATGTGTGTTACCTACGTTGGACGAGAATCAATCATCAAAACTGCCAATTTAATTACTAATAAATGGGGTGGGACTATCGTGTATGGAGATAGTGATTCTAATTATGTCATTTTCCCGGAAAAGAAGACGACCCAGGAAACATGGGACTATGCTTTACAGGTGTCGGAAGGAATATCAAAAGAGTTTCCAGCTCCTATGAAATTAGAGTTTGAAAATTGCATTTACGAACGTTTTCTCATCCTATCCAAGAAGCGCTATATGTATCAGAGTTCTGATCGAGACGGAACCCTGTGTAAGAAGATTGGCAAACGCGGCGTCGTCCTGTCACGACGTGATAATTCCGGTCTGCTTCGTACCATTTACGAAGAGACGGCCATGTTGATTTTCGATCAGGCCACTCCGGCCATTATCGAGTCTCATTTAATTGAATACATTAACAGTATCTTCAGAAGAAGTATCCCCCTGTCCGAGTTTGTCATTACCAAGTCGGTTGGTGATACGAGCGGTGATATGATTGATGGACGCTTGGGCGATTACAAGACCCGCTCCCTGCCGGAAGATGAAGAGAAGCGTGAGCAACTGCTCCAAGGCCGAACAGAGAAGGACTATTACCTTTCGTGCTGTCCGGCTCAAGTCCAGTTGGCCGAACGCATGCGAAAAAGAGGAATTCCCGTGGATGCCGGCTCTCGCATTGAATTTGTCGTCACTAGAAAGAAAGGGCCCACCCTAGGTGAACGAATTGAAGATTACGAATACTTTAAAAGACGTGCCTCACTAATATCACTGGACCTTGATTGGTACTTGGGCACTTTAGTCAATCCGCTCGATCAAATGCTCTCCGTCACCGTATGGCCTGATAGGAAGTTAGATTTCTTAAAAGAACAGTGGCTAATCCGAGGCCAGCATCAAGCTGTCGTAGCTCAGTTAAATCGCCTCTTTCAAACCCGAATCCTAGTTTCACATTGACATCACTTTGAGTAACAGAGTCAAAGTGAACGTGTAAATTTTATCTGTATCATAAAAAATGAACAGGTGGAAAATTGTCGAAAATACTCCAAGTAATTATTATTCGGTTCCAATGACGGCACAGGCGGCAGCGGCTCAAGTACTCAACAGGCAAAATTATAATGCCTACGCGGCGGCAACGGCGCTCGATGCCGACAACAGAGCCATGAGCGCTGAAAAAAAGGCCAACATGGCTCTCGCTTACGCCCAAGACGCTAATAGCAAGTCGCTCTGGGGTTTGTCCAACATGACATGGATCGCCATTGCCATCGGTCTCTCCCTACTCATCATCATTCTCCTCGTAATGATGAAAAGTAGCAGTTGGTCCTATTAATTCCCATTTATTCTTTCATGATTTCATCTTGACGTCAAGATGAAACCCATTATACTTGTCTCCGATAAACCTTTACATTGGAATCCGTAAGGGTGGACTTACCAGACGTCAACTCTGTCTCCACCAATTCATCAATTGAAGGAAAGTGGTTGTCACATTGAAAATCACCTTTAATATGCGTCAAGTAGAGACGAAAAAAGTAGTGCGAATCGAGTGCCATCGTGTAAAGAGACTTACCGCCACAAACCCAGACATTGTCAATCTGCTCCTTCACCTCTACAATACGGTTTAATATTTCATCAAAAGTGGAATAATAGAACACGTTGCGCTCCTTTGGCCCGTATACCGAGCGACTCAAGATGAATTTCACATGTTTACATTCATTCCTTTCACCTGGTGGAATAGATTCCCATGTCCTCCTTCCGTAAATGAACGCGTTAATCTTAAAAAGACAACTCTTTTCAATCATTTGTCGATGGTGGCCAGGTACACACCAAGGAACCCTATTGTTTCTCGACAGGCCCATCTGGTCATCAACAGAAGCTACCACTTTAATCTTTAGCATTTTAAGTAATATTCAGACAGTGCATAGCTAGGTGTACCTGTACTTGTCTTTTCGACACAGATAGAAGGTGGACGGCTCAACCCGTGCCTCCCTGTACAGACAATACAGTACGTGTACAGACAATACAGTACGTGTACAGACGATACAGTCCGTGTACAGAGTTTTTCTTATCCTTTCAATAGTTGCCCAGGGCATCGGATGGCTATCTGGGCCTGGTTTCACGTCCGGCTATCTGGGCCGGGTTTCACGTCCGGCTATCTGGGCCGGGTTTCACGTCCGGCTATCTGGGCCGGGTTTCACGTCCGGCTATCTGGGCCGGGTTTCACGTCCGGCTATCTGGGCCGGGTTTCACGTCCGGCTATCTGGGCCGGGTTTCACGTCCGGCTATCTGGGCCGGTCAAAGTACTTGAGCTCTGTGACCGTATTGTGTTTAATTTGAGGATAAACGGTAAACATTCACCTTACATTTAATGACAATGAATAACAGAGATAGGCTAACAATTGCCGTAAACATATGTGCCAAGAATCCGTGTCAATACGTTAAACGAGCCATGAATCAGTCATTGGATAGAGTGTTATCCGTTTTAGAGTTTGTCAAAGCCTCGGGTTACAAAGTCAATCCATTGTTCTATTCTGAAAAGTGGCAAATAGAACTGAAACAGGACTTGATACACATATCGCGTTCTTGGCTGTCTTTTCTCGGATTCCCCGACCCGCTTCCTTTAGCGACAAGAAATTTTCAAAAAGTATTACGGCAATTAGATTTACCATTTAAAGAAATAACTTTAACCAATTCTAACTTGAAAATATTTCCCAGTATTGGCAAGGATGCCAGAACTCTAATGAGAAGTATACGTTACCAACATCGCTTTATCCTAATGAGCAAGCGTCAAGTAAAGATTTTAGGTCTATCTCTGGACAATGAAATGGGAGACCTGATCCGAGAGTATTACAAAGACGTGGTAAAAGTATTTACTAAATACAATTTGTACCGGATATTACGTCAAAAGTGCCTTTATTGAATCGTCCTTTTAATAATTGACAGAATTGAATTGCCTGGGTAATTCAATTCACTGGCTCCATTCGCCCTTTAAAGACACGAGGCGTACAAGTTTTTAATAATACACATGTCGGAGTTTAGCTGTTCCGACTCTTTTTCTGAAATGGTCAAACAGGCCGTCCGACCCTGATCAGACAGAAAGCAGAGACGCATTCCCGGTTTGAATTTAATGTCCGATTTGGAAAGAGATAATAGAATTTCCAGGGTTTTTTGGTACTTTACTTTGGCATATTCCATCTTTCTCTTTTCAGAAACCACGCTACGATGCTGTAAAATGATATGCTGGTATGAACGCGACAGTTGACGCATAGTATCGTAAAGGCGTTTAAAATTCTTAATTTTCGGATATCGACGTCTCATGTCAATAAAGGTGTCCATTTTATCTAGCATGGAAACCAGGTCTTTAAGGAAGAGCTGTTCCTCCTTCGTGTTTCGAATGGCATTCTCGACCAAGATCCATTCGGAGGCGAAAAGAAGTAGGGCTTTAGGCAGAGAAGGGGACGAGTGTTCCAGTGGAGACAAAGGCAGCCACAGGGTGTGCTGTAACAATTCAAAGAGCCATTCTATATTTTCAATGTTCAACATGCCATTTTGTACTTTATGCAGGGCTCGAGGCACTTGAGCAATGGCTTCTTTAACGGCACACGGGAAGAAGTCGTCTCTAAACCAACCGTTGCTTTTCACTTTTAAAGGAGCCCAAATACGTTGCACCCTCTTGACAAATTGTATAACCCAGGCATTTGTACTTTTGTAAGCTAATGCATCTTCTGGACGTTCTTTTCGGTAATCTCTTCTATCCTCGTCTAAAGTGCGTTTAATGTCTTTATTAATTGTTAAAAGCAGTAATCGGCTGTCGACCAAAGGATCAAGCATGTAATTGGTAAAACCGCTGCCAGCAAAGACACCAGTTGCATTGTAAGGATACTGATCCAAATAAGCCATGCCAAAATCGATTATTACAGGACACAGGCCGAACGTGGGCACGGGTATGACAATGTCCTCCGTTCCCTGGCTGAAAATGTAAACGTGAATATCGTAAGGTGTTTTACCGATCATCACATTGTCCGAGTGTAGATCATAATGCGTGATATTAAGACTCTCATAGGCGGCAATGGCGGCCAGGGTCTGTAAAACACAGTTGCAAATCGCTTCCAAAGGTATATCCAATACGTGTCTATGGTGTACTAATTGTCCTAAACTATAATTTTCACCTTGGTACTTTACCTCTTTAAACATGAGACAGTGAGTATTCTCATTCGGTTTCAGTTCGAGCATGTCCAGTATTTCACAATAGTGTGGGCTGTTTAATGCTTTTAATCTATTCCACACGGCGTATTCCAATTCCAGAACGAAATCAATATGTGAGGATAGTTTTATTACGGCCGGCACTCCTTTGTAAGTACACTTTTGGACAATGCCCTGGACACCTTGTTCTCGGGCGTCAATTTCACGTATGTCCTGGATGTCGTCCAAGGGAGAAAAATCTGTCTGCATCATTTTTGTAAATTTGTAGTTAATCTTTAGGCTAACAGATGTAAAATATGATGTTAAAGTGAAATAGTTTTTATAGAAAAACTAGTAATGGGCATTAAAGGTCTAAGAGAACTATTAAAACGGTACGTACCCAATTTTGAGCACAAAGTAAGTATGAGTTCCTACTCTGGTAAGAAGATAGCCGTTGACGCGTCTTTATTCATTTGTTCCTACAAGATGGCCAATGCTACCATGTTTGAAGAGACTTTTATTAATATGTTTGTCACTTTACTAGAACACAATATTAAGCCACTCTTTGTATTTGACGGCACAAGTCCTGAGGAGAAGAAGGAGGAACGTAAACGTCGCCAAAACATGCGACGCTCCCAATATGACAAGGTTGAACGTTTAGAATTTGACATGGAAAAGTATTATGAAACACGTATTGTCAGCGATGAACTATGGCAATTGTCGCATCGCCTCAATCGCCTGACACTGCCGACACGTATTTCCCTGACCAACGAGCTTCATTTCAATGCCGATCTAGTTGATAAAGAAATTGGCAAAATGCGATCTCGCATACTCAACGTGTCCGATACCGACTTTAAAACACTGCACGAACTTTTATATCTTTTCGGTATTGATAGTGTTCGTGCCGAAGGCGAGGGTGAGGTTTTATGTGCCGAGTTGTGTAAACGTGGTCTAGTCGATGCCGTGCTGACACGAGACACGGACACACTGGCCAGCTGTGTACCTGAAATGCTCTGCGACATTAACACGTCTGAGAAGGAGTTTACTGTCATTCGAACTGAAGAGATATTATCTACTCTTCAATTGGATCAAGCCAGCTGGCTTGACCTGTGTATCATGTGTGGTACCGATTACAATAACAATATTCCACGAATCGGACCGATAAAAGCCTATTCCTATATACAAGAACATCGCTCACTGGAAGAGTTGAGTCGACATTTAAACGTTGACATATTAAAGTACGAAACGACGCGTAAACTCTTTCAATGTGCATGTCCGTACACGGATGAGCAACTCTTCCAGACCGGCTTCATCAATCTGGCCGAAATTGAACGAACAATAAAAGAAAGACGATTAAAAGTCTCTTTCAGTCACATCCAAGCCCGTCTCAGCGCCAACACAGCAACCAAACCTAATGAACCTATGTAAACCCTTACACCTTACTATTTTTAAAATGGACTTGTCCATTTTAAAATTCATGCTCTTTACAAGACGTAACTGTCATCGTACCTTTGTTCGGAAAAGTGAATGTAATCGTCACAGCCAAAGGTAAACTGAGGCGTCTGTTCGGCTTTAAACCAGAAGACGCAATCTGTCCAAACATTGGACTGAATCTGGTTATTAATGTAAATACAGGTGAAATCATTGGTCAGTTCGTCCATTAGTTGATTGAAAATGTTAATACTGGGAATAATGCTGGCAAAGTTATTGTACAATTTCTTTCTATTCTCTTTGATTGGATCGCGAAAGATGAAAACCCCGTCCAACATGGTACGATTCTCCGGTTTCAAATCAAAAACGTATTGATTGGCCAGAATGGTTAACATGTTCCAGTGACGAGAGTTTTTAAACAGACCGACAAGAAGAGGGTTATTAAAAGCCGACGTATCGGCCATACAATCGTCCAATACAAGCACCATCCAAGCATTGGGCAAATACTGCTTGGCCAGTTTCTGTCTCTTGATCACATTCTCAATAATCTCCTTGCGGTATTCATTGTAAATGAACAGGGTGGGAAAGATTTTTGAATAGAACATGTTTGTATCTTCCGAGCCGGAGATGACCAAACCGGCCGGGATCAGGTGCTGCTTAGAGTGAAGCAGGTGACGAATCAGCACCGACTTGCCCGATCCCGGCTTGCCTATGATGGCCACTTTGGAACCACCAATATCCGTTTTCATACTCTCACTGTTGGGTCTAATCGTGTCCAACGACAGTTCTTTAATTTCCAGAATTTCCATTTTGCCAATATATAGTCTACTTATAAATGGAAAGTTGACATATGAACACGCGTGATTATAGACAAAGAAATAAACATGGCCAACGTAATTACATTTGACAATTTCAAACCTGAAAATATCATTCTATCCTTGGAGAAAAAGTATGTCTATTCCAAAGAATCAAAAGAGCTTCAATTCAAGAAAGTCTATCCAAAGTACATTTACGACAATGGTGTTGAAGACGACATTTACATACAAATACCTGAAGTAGCCTCTTACGGCGTCACCACGTTTGACAACTCAACGGCTGGTCAAGCACCGACGCATACCTTCTCTTTCGTCATTGACGTCAAACCCAGTCTTGAAGACGATATTGACGAGTATAAAGCCGCTGAAATGAATCGTGGCATCATTTATATCTTTGAAGAGATACAGACACGGATTAAAGACTTCCTTTCTCTGGAAGTTAATGCTCGTAAGCTGGCCAAGAACGTAAAAACATGGCCGGGTATTGTTGACAATATAAAACCAGTGCTATCCTATCAAGTTGATAAAGAGACGCAGCAACGCATTGAAGGCGTCCCACCCACTCTATTCGCCAAACTAAAAACGGAAAATAACCGTTCAACCGGTCTAGTTACTATTAAAACAAACTTTAGCCAGATTACAACAAATCAGGGCTTGATAACCGTTGAAGCCCCGAAAGCCGTTCAAGTATTTCAAAAGGCTAAATGTCAAGCAATGGGAGTGATACACTTTGAAAGTGTCTACATTCCCAAAACCAATCTATTATCATTTCAATACAAAATTGCCGACATTTTAGTGACCAGTATGGTGACCAGGAATGCCAGCCGCCTAGTAATCCCAAAACGTCTCCTTTCTCGTAAACCAGTGGAACGTGTATTTGAATCAGACGAAGTCAGTGAATCGACCTACAATCGAAGTCGCAGTCCCAGCTCCAACAGCTCTGTTAGCCAACAAGACCTGAATTGAAAGATCTTTTAGAACTCACATCCTTACACATTTTATAAAGTTAAACTTTATAAAATCTCCATGTCCTAATATGCCCTGAGTAAATCATATATGTGATTACGTGCGTAGTAGTAAAAGCGTGACGCCCCATGGTCTCATAGGCGCGCAAAGCACGAACCGTGCCCTTTGTGAACCTCAGCGCCAAAGAGACATAAAATCTTTAAAAGCGCACAATGACAGCGTGATATGTTGAATTGGTCTCAACAGAACAACATATTACGGTCTCATTGTGACACTGGATCATTCTATCGTCATAATGACGCTAAAATGCTTTTCTAACATGACTTATTTCTTTTTATATCAATAGTGGCCAAGTCGGTCCAAGCCTATCGATTCAAAGTAATGAAAAGGATTAATAAAGCCATGACGACTCCTGCTCCTATCAGTAAATAACGATTATTAACAGGCATAACGCCCGGAGTGGGAGTGGGAGTGGGAGTGGGAGCCGGTGGAGTAACGTCTCCTATTTGCTGACTGTTCAAAATACTGATTTCAGCCGGTGTGGCTTGATAGTAAGAGGCGGGTTTTACTTTTTGAATATTAGTCTGATACTGGGCGGCTATTTGGCCAAGTGTAGATTCAAGGGGGAATTCAGTAGCACGTATAAATATCATGCCACCGATTTCTTGTCCTCGTGAAATTCGCACCGTCTTGTCAAACTGAGACATGGTATTGAAAGGATACATGGCCATTCGAAAGTAGCCATTATCGCCCCAGCTGGTACCCCATGAGTTACGACAGTGCCAGAAAGGAACATCGCCCGTTTTACCATTATCGTACTGAATATTCTTGGCCACTCCCCATCCAAGTATACTGACAGCATGCAAACCCTGTAAGTCATTGGCAAAACTATCGTCAAACTTTAAGGCTCCACTCCTGTATCCATTATAATCAGCTCGGTCAAAATAAACGCCTCCATTAAATTTAGGATTGGCATGATTGCCAGTCTTGAAATTGGACATTACGGCGAATCCTCCGATAGTCGGTCCATAATCCATCAAATGAGCCTTGACCGTATTTCGAAATGAATCAATCGGAACTTTACTGCTAATATTGAAAGCCGTTGAACTGCCCGGATTTATTTTATAGGTCCACTTTTTCACTCCCGACGTGTAACAGCCACAGTCTGGTATCGCCCGATTGAGAATATTGCCAATGTCGTCCGTGTTATTAAAGTGCTTTCTCGGATCGCCACTACAGTTTTCATTATTAATGCACCACGAATAGTCGATACATGATGAATCGGCCACTCGCGTCGACTCCAAGGCCATGGCAACATCGGCCGGATTACCACCTTTACAATTGTCATTACCGGTAGTCACACATGACATCACATAAGTGGATGAAATATCAGGAGCCCATCCAACCGCGCCAGAAACGACAAAGTTATCACTCATACATTCTGCAAAGCTGACAGCCCAGCAAGAGCCGCACGTGTACTGATTAGAAACTGGATGAATTAACTTCTTCTTAATAAGATCCAGTTCAAGATCGTCTGTCGTGCTAATAGCCCAGGAAAAGTTTTCACTGTTAGCATCGTGTTCGTGCAGGCCTTTCGGATGAGTATCCGACGCTTTTGGATACTTGCTCGGATCGTAAAGAGCAGATCCGTAGACGGGTAGCTTTTGAAAATTAATATCGGTATTTAGCGGAGCAATAACCAATTGAGAAGGGTTAAATATGGCACCTGGATTATTAAATAGACAGTTAAAGTCTTCACATACTAACCAGTCTGGATGAGAGTAGGACATGGCATTCTTGTCATTTTCCGTCGGAGTGTACGTGTTTAGCACTTTATTAAATCTAATGTCCGTATTCAGAGGTGGGATGGTGATTTCCCGGGAAAACTCTTCAATCTGGCCCTTGGCGTAGTTTTCACGGAGAATGGTGGGTTTCTGTTCATTGAGAAAGACTTTCATGTCGGGAATATTAAGAGTCGGATCGTCTTCATACTTTTCCCGAACAACAGTCGGCTTTCTCGAGGCAAGATATCTAGCAAATTGATCCATTTTTATCTGGTCCATTTTATTTTATGTGAAAAGGGGTAAGAAATTTATGATTAAATCATGGTGAAGGAAAATGAATGTGGAAAATCTCATTGTCCTCGGTGTCTGTGCGGCCGTCATTGCCGTCGTTTCCTATGTATTTTACAAAAAGTACTCGAAGCAGCAAAAGGAGTTGGAAGAGTTGACCAAGCGCTTTGAACGAATTGAAACTCTCTTTCTTGGCCCGCCACCACCTGATGAACTGATGAAAGTCTTTGAGCCTCCCTCGTGCCAACTTGTCTGTCAGGCGCAAGTTCATCAGGACCCGAAGCCAAACAGCCCGGAATGGGAAAACTTTGAACCCGTCAAGATTCCCTGTCATGTTGATGAAATGAATAAGATTATTGAGAATGAGATGAAGAACGTGCTGCAAGAGCCCAGTTCGCCTTCGCGAAAAGGCAAGTCGCCAAAAAGAATCGTATAATTTATTGGCTAGTACAAAACAAATGGCGAGATTTTGTTTCAATGCTAATCATTCAGATGCTGACAATATATTGAAAGAGTTTTTTGATCGGGTAAATGTAGACTTTGAACTAGACGCGTGTAATCCGCGCGAGTGCTGTGTCATTTTAAAGGATCCTCGGGACAAGGGGGTGTTTTTGAATCTCTGTGATCGTCTCGAGGACATGCTGCTAAATAAGGGCTTTTCCAGGCCGCTATACGTGCCGAAATGGAAGTCGATAAAACACATAGGACCTTACTTTAATGATTCAATCCCGTACTACAAATCTGAATTGAGACCGGTGAAAAATGTGCTCAGAAGGGTTCACGTCCTCTCACCCTTGGCTGAAACCTATGCTTTCCTCTACGCGGGCCTCTGCCACAGTCGTCTCCCTGTCGATGAAACTTTTCGCCTAAATTTCTGGCAGGACTTTCAAGCAGAAGCCCAGAGTGACTTTCAATCGCTAGAGGAGATTGATTGGAGCCACGTGATTTCCAACTATCGAAAGAAACTTAAACGGGAAAATGATACGGTTCCCTTGCCTAATAAGCATCGTCACAGTTTTGTCGAGATTGATGGCCGGCAATATTCGGCCATCCCTTTTGCTGTCGACGAAGCCTCCCTATACTTTGGTCAGACTAAAGATGATGTTAATCGGGGAAGAATCCGTCCAGCCATCAAAAGATCGGACGTCATTTTAAATCTTTCCAAGGATTTCGTCTCTCAATTAGATCAGGTTGGATCTTACCAGGAGATTGTTTTCAAGCCGGGCACGTGCTGGGCGGCTAAATGGAAACCCAAATTCAACCATGATTACAAATACATGGAAATATACTTTAATAGAAATCCAAATGAAGATGACTTTTATGAAAACTTTGACGACATCGAAGCCGGCGACGGCGAGGACGACGACGGCGACGACATCGAAGCCGGCGACGGCGACGACAGCGGAGGCGACGACAGCGGAGGCGACGACAGCGGAGGCGACGACGACGAAGGCGACGACAGCGGATTCGAGTTAGCCGAGGAAGAAGGATTAGTGGCAGGACTTGATAGACTGGGTGTTCAAGGAATTGGACCAGGACAACGGCCCAAGTATTTTGTTCCCCCTAAAATTGAAGACCGACTAGACTTTAGTGACACGAATATTCCATTAACTTATATAGTGTCCAATTTGGAACAATGGCGCTATGTTTCCGATGCTTGTCAGACTAATTTCAATCAAGTTGGAAATCTGGGTAAAGTGAGTAATGCTAAATTACAGCTCATAGCCGACGCAGCCGCTTTAGCGCTTCAGAGACGGAGCGCACCAACGCCGAGTCTCAACGATCAATTCATCTATTACGCCAATCAAAGATATATTTGATTAATCTGTTAAATTTTTTTCCTATATAGACAAAAGATATATAATGGCAGAAGGTTCAGAAATGCTAACTTATTTACTTTACGCTGTTCTTGTTGTTGTCATGGGCATTGCCGGATGGTACATTGCCAAAATGTGGGGCGATGATAAAGTGTACATTGGCGCCGGTATTGGAGCCTTGTTAGGCGCGGCTGTGGCTTACGGAATAAGCTACTACAACGGCAGCAGCAGCACGTCCAGCGCCACGGCCGGTCTGCCCATCTATTGATATGACGATAGAGGTCCTCGGCCCAGGCGGCGTGCTCGCCGTCCAAGATCACCAAAACGTCAATGCTGTCGAGATCTGACGCGCCTTCGGCAAAATCTTCGTCAATCGCAGAACCGATACACCGACAATTGAAAATTAGTTGGCTAAATTTTGTAAAAATAATCTTGATCCAATAAAAATGCCCAGAACTCGTTCGCGTCGTCGTTCTCGAAGCCGTTCTCGAAGCCAATCTTTGAAACCGTGCAAAACATATCAATACCGTGCCGCTAACGGTCATTGCCGAAACATGGACGGAATAACCTATCCTGTGACCAGGAGATACCGTTCGCGGTCGCCTGCCAGGGTCCTCTATTATTAAGGATGTTTAAACTCCGTTGTGTATTTTACGTTTAAAACAAAACGTAAAATAGTAAGACTTTTAAAGTTCTAAAATAGGTTGACACGTGTCAACCTCTCATCCATTTTGAGACCATTTGTACTTGCATATAGTGCACTGGGCCATAGTGGTCGTTGGCTCATCGGCGGCTCTAGTCTGTACCGCCACGGAAAAGACTTTATAGTTTTTGCATCGCGGGCATTGGACTACACCTTCCTCTACTTCAAAAGGATTGAGAACGTACGCATCCTGTTCATTTTGAACACGTTCAAATACGGTAAAACATTCGTGCTTCCAGCCAATTTTGCCCTTTTTAATAACTTCTTCAATGTAAACATCTTCTTTTCCTTGCCATTCTGGCTGACCCAGGTCGTTAAACACTTGACAGATGAGCCACTCGACACTCTCTTCCAATTCAACATTTACATTATGGATAGCTGTAATAATTTTCGTATACAGGTTAAGATCTATAACACTTTCCAGGTCCATTTTAATCAGTTTCATGTGACATTGACGGAAAAGTCAAATTTCACTGGACCCCGGGACCGGATTATAAACCACAACCGCTGGCGTTTTTCATCATGTTCGACGCGTATGCTTGATTGTACGAACTATACTTTCTCAGCATGTCTTGATTTTGTTGCATGGCTCGCGTGTAGGCATCGACACCACATCCTGGATTTATAGTGCTGGCAAATTGTCCTCCAAAGTTACCTGTTATGTTATTAATCGCATACAAGCCGTTTACGCCTTGCATTCGATCCCATTGCGTCATGGAATAAGGAGCCGTTGGACCGTAAAACTCACCATCGATGCCACCCGAACTTAGATTAACGTATTCGACGTATTGAGGTCTTTGATAGTTTTCAACCATGACACGGTCTTCGGCGCTATTACATCCAGCGCTTTTGGTATCAAAGGAATCGGCGCAGACAGGGCGACCAGCGCTGTCGTATCCATTCCAGATTGGACAAACCATATTGCCTGGATTTAAAAAACGGTCACTTTGAATCTTGTCCGCATACGCCGTATCAATCTTACAAGTACGGATTGCCGACTCCAAACTCACATATCCTGCCATGATGACTTTTTATTTGTAAGGAATTTATTTCAGTCGAGTGACAAACAAGATTTATAGAATCTGTTCTCTTTTTAAAAAATGTTATTATATTCTAAATTGTATGACATCCTCACTCGAAAAAAAGCAGATTCGGGACAGTTGGCCCTGGGATGCACGGTCAAAGACTTGTATGAACGTGACGGCATGCTCCGCTACGTCTACTTGCACACAGAGCAGCAAGTGCCCGTCCTTTTAACTATACCGTCCATGTACGAAATTAAAATGGATCGAAAGGGAGTTTCTTTGATCGACTATCACGAGTCGATAATAGGAATGGAGGCAGTCCTGGCCGCTGACAGTGACGTGACAATTGTCCGTGAAATACGAAACGACGCTAGTCCTGTTGGACTGAATGAATTTATTACTCGATTAAGTCCTTCTCTCAGTACTCTACCCTACCGGGTAGCCATAATGAATAGTGACTTTCTGTCCGTATTAAAATTTGACGGAGAAATTGAGACTTACTGTCTGGCCGGTCCCAAAGATACAAAACTGCTAATAACTGTGGATTTAAAGTACTTTCTTTCAAAGAATGTCATATTGGAACTAGACAGGGTCTTTGACAAATTAAACAAGTTAATTAGCGATTCAAACAAAGAGTACTGGACTGACCTGTTACAGTTGTTGACCAAATGCAGTCAAATTAAACTGGTCAGCAATAATAGGAATCAGACCGGCAACCCGCTAATGCAAAGCATAAAGATTGGTCTGTCACATCGCGCCGTAAAAGTAGCTTTAGCCACTTTTGCCGACAAGTAGCTTTAGCCACTTTTGCCGACCAGACACAAGTGGCACGCTTTAATACAAGTTACTATTTTTCATCACTTCATCAAAATGGCGTTGAGTTATTCCGGTTTAGTAAACTATGGCAAAGCCACCTTGCCCTCTGTAGAATCATGGGGAACTAACATGAACATAATGAAAGATCCGCCCAAGGCTATTCATACGAGGCGAATAGACAAGGTGGGCGAAACTATGGCGGTTACGACTATGGTGGACGAGTCCGCCGATCGTTTTTGCGATTCTATTAATTACTATGCACGCGGACAAAATCCCATGGTGTCCGTGTCGTATGGCCAAGGGCAGGCCTCGTCCACCCAGGCTTATTTGCCGTATAGAGTGGCCAGAGACGGGGCTTTCCGACCACCTATTTGGCGCCAAGAGGACTTGCTGCCTCTGTCTCGAATGCCGAGAATTTGGACCACGGTCAGCACTCAACCGTACCAGCCCATATTTACGATGCGTCTGCGCGATTGCGGCACGTCTGAAAATACGAGAGAGGTTAAGAATAATTTATTAAATGTCTCGTGTGAAGCTAATCGGACCGTGGCTGCTTATTCGGCCATCAATGCACCCGATGTCAAACCGTCCATGATTCGAGATCCTTTGGTTCCGGGTGAAATTATAGCGGCACGTTCGTGTGGCCTTAGCACGTCGGATTCACTCAAGAACCAAATAAACGGTCCTGTCCTTTTGCCAACCAGAGACGTGACGTTCGGCTTTACCAATCCGTGCAGTGTCAGAGAAACACCCATTGTTTTACAAAATGTAAACCTGGCTCGAAACCATCCGATAGCCGAGGCCGTGACCAACTATGCGGCTCCTTCCATGTCGGGCTTTAATCCCATGAGCGAGGCTGAGTTCCTACGTTTACCCCAACGGACCTGCCGCGGCGGTTTCGACAATACGGCACAGATACCGTCAATTGAAATGTTTCATCCTACAAAACAGTTAAACCGAGTTCGTTAAAATAGACACTGGTGGATTTGAAGCATGATGTGCTTCAAATCTTGAATATGTGTCAACGGAAGCAAATTTGAGGACAAGCTTCCTGTGTCCAATAAAATAGTAAAAATGAATTGTAAATGTTGTATAACGTCATGGTCTTATTCGGAAGCAGACCAATCGTTTGTTCAAAGACGCAAAGCAGGCGGTATTATTGTTCATGATGGCAAGTTGTTACTGATTCAATCGCGTCAGAATCTTTGGGGCTTCCCTAAAGGCGGAGTGGAAGACGGCGAATCAGAACTGGAATGTGCTATTAGGGAGATCAAAGAAGAGACATCTTTGACCAATGATACGGTACAACTTTGCCAAGAAAGCCCTCTTTTAAGACACAACAACACTTCCTACTATTTTTCTGAAATAAAACAAGTTCCTAATATACAGATTGAGGATATACTTCGTAATTTAAGAAATGATTGTACCGGTATTGGTTGGATATCTTTCCACTGCTTGCGACGTATGGCACAAAAGCCAAATGCCAAGATGACATCTTCTCTCAAGTGGTTTGTCAAAACCTTTCTCGTTTAATGACCTAGTTTCACTTTCCTCTATTTATTAACGGGCTATAGTCTAATTTGTAACAGATCGGTTTGTTATAAATTGAAAAGTAGAGATTAACGCTGACATGTGGCTTTGGGCTGAGGCCGAGTAGCCAAGAACAGATTTCCAAGTCGATTTTGGAAAAGTTTTGTCCCAATCTTCTGGTATCGTTCAATATTGGCACTAGTAAAGAGACGCTGCTCCTCCGCTATAAAAGAACGGTTCATTTTTAATTACCCTAATATTAAATAATGATCATAAAGAGTTAAGCTCCTTATTTAGAAGTTGAAAATGTCCATCAACATTTTGGCCTTAGATTTGACCATTTTACAAAAGATTGAGAGTGACGATATACAAAATGAAGAGCGTTTACGCACAGTTGACGCCCTTATTGCCGAGTCTAATTACCCATTGGATCAGGACGTTAAACAGCAGTTAACGGAGATTAAAGAGTGTCTAATTCGAGAGCGTTGCACTAGTAAGGAGTTTTACATTGCCAAGACGTGCATGCTCTTGGAAGAGTATAAGAATATACTGAAAAATCCCATATCGCACCGAAAGGAGATGAGTTTAGAAATTAGTCGAAAGAAGAGAGACATAATAGACGAGTACCTGGGTATCGTTCAGTCTTTGATTCAACACAAAGGCTGGGACGATATTGCCGTTCCTTCAGTCCGTTTGAGATTGCCAGTCTCTGACGCCTACTGCAACTTTTGCCACAACGACGATGAAAACTGTTTTGAAGTTGACGAGTTCAATCGGAAAATATGCATTCAATGCTCAACTCAGCAAGCATCCATTGAAATCGGTGTTACGCATCGAGACTACAATCGTTTCAAAATTGTCAGCAAGTTTATTTATAATCGCATCCTACACTTTCAAGACTGTATTAAACAGTATCAGGGCAAGCAAAACTGCAAGATACCCGACGCCCTGTATCGGGACTTGGACGAGAAATTTAAGGCGTATCGTCTTCTAGTGCCCGTGGAGAGCGACGCGTCCAAACATTTAAAGTATGCCAAAGTCACGCGACAACACATCCTGCTCTTCCTCAAAGAATTAAAGTACGCCAAGCACTTTGAGAATGTTAATCTTATCTATTTCAATTTGACCAATAAAAGGGTTGACGACATCACCTACTTGGAAGAGAAGCTGATTGAGGATTTTAAGCAGCTAGTGATCTTGTACGATTCACTGCACGGAAAGGACAAGTCGGAAGAGTTAGGCCGAAAGAACTTTATGAATGTGCAGTATTTACTCTTTCAATTGCTGAGGAGACACGATCACAAGTGTCAAATTGAAAACTTTACCGTCCTGAAAACGATTGATAGGAAGATATTTCACGACAACATCTGTCGCAAGCTCTTTGACCGACTTAGGTGGAAATTTACGCCGACTTTTTAAAAACTTGAACAAGAAACACTTTTATGTTTTTAAACTTTAAAAGTAAAATGACACTAGATATTCATTACAATCTGGCCTTCTTTGAGAAGATAATGCTTATTTGCCGCAATGGTGAAAATCTGGTCGAGTTCGGGTGCGATGTCATCAGCGATTCGGACTTGGTCCTGGGCGTACACCAAAGCCAGGGTCTCGAGTCCGAGGCCGACTCAGCCTGTCAACATTTAGACATGGCAGACGACAACGGGAAAGTCATCTGCTCCGATTGCGGCGAGCTACTGTCAGAAAACTTTACCGTAAATCATCATTCTAACCTGATAGGAATGAAGAAGAGGCGCAAAGTCCAATGTAATATCTACAATGACATTCCAAGTTACATACCACAGCATATTAAAAACATATCGATAGATATTTACCAAAAGATAACGACCAACCGTATATTTCGCAACACGTTTAAAAAGGCCATCTTAATGGCCTGTCTTCATCGAGCGGCCTCGTTGAAGAATTGCGACATTTCATCTGATGATCTGTTGAGCATGTTCTCTTTGAAACAGCACGAGGCTAACCGTGGCTTTGCCTTTCTTTCCAACAATCTATCCAAAGATTCCATCTACTTTCTACCCTTCAATAGCGTCAAAGACGAGGAGGTCAACATTGCTTCCATTTTAAAAAACCTGGGCATGATGTCCCTGGTTCGCCCCGTAATCAACATTTTCAACTTGATCAAGGAAAAGTCTAACCTGTTGAATGAATCTCTTTGCAAGTCGGTCATATGTGGCTGTATCTATTTTTGGATTCGCTATCGGAAAATTAAAAAGTCTTTGAAAGACTTTGCCGTCGACGTTGGTAAGTCGGAAATTACAATCTTGAATAAGTATATTGTAATTTCCGACGTTATCATTCATGTCATCATGAAGGAGCTGTTTTCCACTTTATTGAAACACGGTAAAGCCAAGCCGGTTGAAGGCAAGAACAAATTTAAAAACATGTTAAAAAATAATAAGGCTTCCCTGTACGGACCCGACTTGAAAGTATTTGTTCATCATCCTCTAGACGCGGAACAGATCACGGTGGCACTCTGCCATGCCAAAACGCCCGAACTGCAGACTCTGCCCCTGGACGATGTAGACGACATTAAAGAGTGGAATATCCTGTTGGACAAACGCTACTATACGTACGACTCGAAAGTCATCATTTTAAACACTAGTCTGACCAAGAATACACGCGATCTCGTTATAAACTTTACCAACTATAACAAGATTAATGATGCCGACGGAGACATGCTACTGCTTAACATTCTTAATAATCGTTTTGATTAAATCCTGACATTTGAATCCCCATCGGGATTCAAATCACGCGTTAAGCGCTATTCACGATTCAACTGCCATAGCACAATAAGAGCTACGACCACGATACCCGCTATTAAGAGATAATAGCGATACTTGATCCAAAATGATGAAGTGTCGGGTTTTGGAATAGGTGGCTGAGGCTGATTAAAGTCACAGGCGATTGAATTCTTGACGTCATTAATATCGACATTATTAGCTTTAATAATGTCAAAAATTATTTGACACACCTTGTCAGGACAGGATGGATTGATTAGATTGCTCGGCACTAAATACTGGCTGGGATTGGCACAAGGAGTGTACCAGCAACCGTCGTTAATAAAATGCGCCTGTTTCAGGGCCTGATAAGCCGGATCGGAAGAGCGTCGAATGCACTTGCACTCTGCCGTATCGTTAGCCAGGCAGTAATTTTGCATCGTCACATCCTTGATCGGGTCACTTTGAGTTTCAAACCATTTACGGCATTCGTTGCCGCCTTCGCCACTAGATCGCAGGCGACTGCACTCTGTTGCCCCGTCAAAGCACGTCGTCACCTTTTCCGTACAGTATTGGGCTTGCAAGTCATTGTTGGCACCATACTGCTTGTTAAAGTTTTGAATTTGATCACGTGTTCGAATGTCTTCCAGGCGGTAAGTACATTTTATATTTGGTGCTTTCTTGTCCCATTCAACAGAAATGAGAGGATCGCGGCTGTCGGGACCCAGCCCGATAAAACACTCGGTCGGATCGGGCATGGCACAATCGGGCTGTGATGTACATATTACCGAACCACCGCAACAATCTATCAGACCTGTCTGCCAGTCTTGGACACCGCCCCGTAATGAACATTCTCTCCTCGTTGTACCAATAGTACAGTAACCACAAGCACACACGTCTTCACCCGGTTGATATGATAACCTTTTCGATGTTTGAACTTTTTTACCAATTATACGCTCAGCCATTTTTCTTATATTGCTAAATAAAAATGACAATATGTTGCTGGAACAACTTGCGCAGTTATCAGATTCCGCAAAGTAAGATACTTGTCACCGGTTGCAATTCGTCAATAGGAAGTAAGTTGGTAATAGACTTACTGAAGAAAGGGTGCACTGTCGTTGGTGTTGATCGGCAAAACAGTCGAGAAACGGATATGCATCGGCTGTACAAGTCAATTAAAAAGTCCGTTCCTTGCAAGTTCACCTTCTCAAAAACATGCTTGGCTGATCGACATAAACTTTCACTTATATTTCAACGACACGGTAACATTAAAACCCTGGTTCATTTTGCCATGGCCAGTGAAAAAAACTCTACCCTTGATAATGTACAAGCCATGCTCAACTTGTTAGAACAGGCTAGACGACACGGCATAGACAACATTGTCCTATCTAGTCGACTTTCCTGGAAAAGTGAACCGAGTCCCACTTTAACTATTATTGAAGAGCTCTTGTCAGAGTATAGAGGACGTGTTTTCATTATACGACACGCTAGACATGATCTTTTAAAACTTATGGCCGACCATGCCGTTTCGGAAACCGCTCTCACCGTCACCTTCTCCGACCTAATACGCGAATACTTTTACTTACACGTGAACGACATCGTATCGGCCTTCTCTCTCACTTTGACCTATCTGCTTTCTCAGGTTTCCCATACGCCCTTTCATAAACTGGTAAACCTCGTCTCACCAACAGGCATAAGCCTTGACGACCTGTCTTGTCTTTTCCAAAAAACTAACAATGTTCATCTTCCAATTATCATATGTTCGGAGCCAGAAGCGGGAACCGAAGAATTAAGGCCACAAAATACATCCTTAACTGAAATGCTTGGCTATCGACCATGTTACTCCTGGACGGACATTTGTCAATATTCATTTGATGTCTCCTTAAAAACACGATGAACGACGAGAACTACTGGTTTGATGAAGAAATCAATGACGGACTAGAATATAACGCCTACGAACGTATGGGAGGACAAATCTACGACGAGGCCATAATTAGACCGTCAACAAAAGACGATGTCAATGTGGCCCTGTTTCAACGTTTCACCACTTTTATCGGCATTGTAGCCAATGATATGAATTCGTCAGGAGTTATAACCGTGTCTAACGAAGAGATCCAATACATTTTGAAACAGGCTGGACGTATTCCTAATCCTACCTTTAAAAATCCTACCGGTTTTGTATTGGGCTACTGGTTAACACGAAAAGGAATAATTGACAAGAAGCGTTTTGATAAGCTAAAGACCGAATTAGATCAACTCAATTATCCTTTAAAAGATGTAGACCTGGTCCGATACGCCAATTTATGGCTAGTAAATGAAATTTATTAACAATTTACATTCGTTCAGTGAATGTAAATTCGACCCTGTTCAATATTTTCAATTCATTGGTACTATTTTTCGTTATAGGAATGTCTGGCTCCGCTGCTGTTGCTGTCCTGTCCGTCCTGTCGGTCCTGTCGGTCCTGTCGGTCCTGTCCGTCCTGTCGGTCCTGTCGGTCCTGTCCGTCCTGTCCGTCCTGTCCGTCCTGTCCGTCCTGTCGGTCCTGTTGGTCCTGTCGGTCCTGTTGGTCCTGTCCGTCCTGTCCGTCCTGTCGGGCATCAATGTTAGTGTTTTTTATGAAATGAATTCCGATAAACTTTTGAAGATGCGGGTAAGTAATCTCGTCTTCAGAATGGCGTAAAAGCTTTTTAAGTGTCTCGTCTAAAATGATGATGCGTCTGTTCTCGGCTTTTTGTAAATTATTCTGCTTGATGTACACACAAATGCTGTTAGTAACGTCTACCCGAGAATGCAGATCATTTTCATTCCAACCGGCGAAATTGGCAATCTCAGGGCTGATTTGCATTGTCTTTTGAAAACCAGAATACTGGTTGCAGTTGCGATTTTTAGTGTTTTTCTTACTTTTGCTACATCGACGCACAACTTCCAACTGTTTCATTATGCCATTTTTTTGCCTAATGGATATGTTTTCAATGCCGTTAATTAGTTTTTCCAATTGTACCAACTCGTCGACAATACTCTTTTTCATTCTTTAAAAGGTGTCAATATATATCTTTAAACTAATCAAATGTCTAATAGTTGGTTAGTCACCAGAGGCTATTGCTTAGGTTCAACATCGGGTTTTAAATGATAACTTATAACTACTTGAAGGGAACCGGTTGTGATCGGATGTTCCAAGGCGACATTTACGTTGCTAGTGAATAAAACTAGCTCTTTAGTGTTGGCGCCGTTTAGACTGGTAGAGAAGAAATGTCGACTGCCTCCAATGCGTTCATTGGCAATGGCCATGTCTGCATCTTCAATTAGAGTGAGTAAAAGCATGTCATTTAATTGTCCTATGCCGATTGAGAAGAGTCCTTTAGTGGCAAAGCCAGAAACGCCAAAGTACTCGATTGAGTCAATAATAGCATTGGCCGGTATGGTGATTAAATCTTTATCGGTGGTTATGTTTACTCGAGACAGGGTCGGATGAGAGACCAGAGAAACACATCCGAAAGCCTGTCGAGGCGTGTATCCTATCAGCGTACGTTGATAAGATGTCTCTTTACTTGGAGCCGTATTCAACGGAACAGGACTTTCTGTTTTCGGCATCATGCACAGTCCATTGTGCAAAGAGGGATTGTTCATTATTGAGGGCATTTTTAATATGACATGATTTTATCCTCGGGCTGGTTAAAAGTCGTGTTGGAAAAGCCAGCGATAAAACTCATTCTTTACTGAAAGAAAGATCTCATTCAATTGATACTCATCATTCCCGTCATTGATTCGAATCAATTCAATGTCCTCCGTTGACGGCTTCTTAAGGCTGGTTCTCAATTTAAAACAGACACTGCACGTTTGATCGTCTATGGTTTCACGAGCAGCCTCTAGGATAAACTGTTCTTTTCTTCCACCTTTTTTAACACGATAGCGATGCAAGCAAGGTCGGTGAACGGCGAATACATCACTCAATTTGTGTCTAGCATGGATTTCACTATTTAAATCTCTCAATTCTTCCGAGCAATAAGGTCTGTTCATTTTTATTAGCTAGGAATTATATCAGATGATTTTGAGTGATCAGAGTATTAGTTTAATCAGATCAAGTGCTTTCAAACTTTGACATGGCCAGCTTGATATAGGAAAGAATATCCTCCTTCTTAACTGTGTAGGGGACAATAATTAATCTTATTTTGTTCTCTCGGCACAGACGTTCCTTCATCTCGTCACGATATTTCAGGTTGTAATAAGCGTCTTTGCTAGAGTGAAAATGAGGAATGTAGCGATAATGCTGCTCGCCGTTATATTCGACGGCCAATTTTAACTCTTCATTATAACAATCCAATTCTAATGCGTGACCGCTAACTGTATTGTTTAGAAAGGAAGGACGGGCTTTAGGAAAGGGTTTTCCCGTCAATTGTTCAATAGATTGACGACATTCCAACTCACCCTTACTTTCAAACGAGCCCTTTTCCACTTTTCGGCTAGGATAACTCTTCTTATCTAATAAAGCCCATATCATGTCCGAATGATCAACATACGTCCCCTGGTGGCCGTTCCACCAATTTACAACAAATAAAGTAATAATAGTGATTAGTGATAATAAGAATAAGATGGAGAACCCATGTTGCTCTATTAGTTTTCTAATTGGCATTTTGAAAAGTGTGTAAATTTACAATTGAAAAGTGTAAATTTATATTTACCCTTAAAAATTTTCCTAAGTACAAAAAAACAAGAATGACGACAACTGGATCAAATATAACAAGTGGATTTATTGATCTCGCTACGTTTGATGAGATTGAAAAGTATCAATATGGCTCAGCTCAATCTTTTGCCTATTTTGTTCGAGAAACGCGCAAATCTACTTGGTTCACTCAGGTTCCGGTAATTTTATCGCGATCATCGGGTACCGCGGGATTCGGCCAGGAATGGTCGGTAACTATTTCTCGTGCTGGTGATTATCTGTTGCAGACATGGCTTCGTCTGCTAATTCCTTCTGTAACCTTATTGCCAGGCAATCAGTACGGTACCGCTGGCCGTATCGCCTGGACCAAAAACTTTATGCACAATCTCATCCGTGAAGCCAGTATCTCCTTTAACGATTTAGTGGCTGAGCGTTTCGACAACTACTTCCTAGATTTTTGGGCTGCTTTTACGACACCTGCTAGTAAGCAACTCGGCTACGATGACATGATTGGTAACATTGACGGCTTGGTAAATCCAACGGCACCAGGTACGCCGACGTCCAATGTCTATTTGAATTTACCGCTGCCCTTCTTCTTTACACGCGACACCGGTTTAGCACTTCCTACGGCTGCCTTGCCGTACAATGAAATGAGAATCTCTTTCAATTTCCGAGACTGGAATCAGCTTCTCATTCTGGAAAACTCTGTCCCAGTCGCAGGAACCAATCCAGTGTCCGTACCTGTTGTAGGCACCGACATTGCTGCCGCGCCTGAAATTACCAATGTTCAAGTCTGGGCCAATTACGCCATTGTGAGTAATGAAGAAAGGAAGCGAATGGCGTGCGCTCCGCGCGATATTCTCATTGAACAAGTGCAGACAGCTCCTCGGCAAACTTTCAACCCCGTTACCAATCCAAACCCGAGTTACGATATTCGCTTTTCACACTCGATTAAAGTTCTCTTCTTCGGCGTCCGTAACATTACCAACACCAATGTTTGGAGTAACTACACCACGGCATCTCCCGTACCAGGCCCCCAGTTGACTATTTTAGAACCTCCAGGCGCCTACGATCCAATTATTAACACAACTCTCACTTATGAAAACACTAATCGACTCAACTATATGGGATCTGATTACTTTTCATTTGTTGAACCCTGGTACAAAGCTCCTTCCATACCCACTTTCACCGGTTATCATATGTACTCGTACTCGCTGGCTTTTGTTAACTCTGATCCACTGGGTTCCACTAATTACGGTAAATTGACCAATGTCAGCATTCTACCAGTTGCCTCTCCAGAATCCATTATTGGCGCTAACGGAACCGGTGCCGCGGCATCCGGAGCAGACTATGCTCAAAAGTACGAATTTATCATCTTGGCTGTCAATGCTAACATTATTCGTATTAGTGGTGGAGCTCTCGGCTTCCCTGTACTGTAAACACCGTAAAGTCACATGACTTTCAACACGACTTTCAACACGATATAAAATAAAAAGATTTTATATCACTACGCTACAAGAAAATATGTTACAAACTTTAAAATGGTTGAAACAAGAGAAGATTTCTGTGGATTATGCATGGCTGTTCCTTTAGCTTTGGTGGGCGCTGGAGTCACTGGTTTAACCTCAGCTAAAGACTATCAAACGCGCAAATGGGTAAAATTAAGCGTCTACATGGTTATTCTGGTTATAGCCTTAATTTTATTCATAAATTATAAAGACTGTGAAAAGTGTAATGTTAAATAAGATTACACAACGCTTAAAGTCTATATTTAGACATCTGTTATAAAATACAAATAAATATTCTAATCATTATAAAAATGTCTTCCGGATTTAAAAATAACTCAGGTATTCAAGCCGCAAATGCCGTAGTTTTGAATAAAATTCCCATTCAAAGTGGATTACCAGAAGATTGCCAAAAATTACAATACAACTCAGCAGTAAATCAATGGATATTTTCCAGTTGTTGCTGTCCTGACGAATGCACCGGACCAACTGGACCAACTGGACCAACTGGACCAACTGGACCAACTGGACCATCTGGACCATCTTTTGGACCCACGGGACCCCAAGGCGACATTGGACCCACGGGACCCCAAGGCGACATCGGACCGACTGGACCCCAAGGCGACATTGGACCGACTGGACCCCAAGGCGACATTGGACCGACTGGACCCCAAGGCGACATCGGACCGACTGGACCCCAAGGCGACATCGGACCGACTGGACCCCAAGGCGACATTGGACCGACTGGACCCCAAGGCGACATCGGACCCACGGGACCAACT